ATTTTATCAGAGCAGGTGCCACCAGTTACAACAAAGGCAGTGTTGAATTTGAAAACGGAAGTCGTATTGTAAGTCAGACAACCACTGGAAACACTGGACGTGGTATGAGTATTTCATTACTATACTGTGACGAATTTGCATTTGTGCCACCAAACATTGCAGAGGAGTTTTGGACTTCAATATCACCTACACTGGCAACAGGTGGACGTGCAATTATTACAAGCACGCCCAACAGTGATGAAGATACTTTTGCTTCTATTTGGAAAGATGCAGACAAGAAGTTTGATGATCATGGCAATGAGAGTGAACTGGGTGTAAATGGTTTTCATAACTTTACTGCACACTGGAGTGAACACCCTGATCGTGATGAAGAATGGAAGTCTGTTGAAATTGGCAGAATTGGTGAAGAGAAATTCCGTCGTGAATATGGATGTGAATTCCTAGTATTCGATGAAACACTTATAAACAGCATCAAACTTGCTGAGATGGAAGGCAGTCTGCCATTGCTTAATATGGGCCAAACCAGGTGGTACAAGCAGCCTTCTCCAGAATATACATATGTTGTTGCACTTGATCCCAGCATGGGTACAGGAGGGGATTATTCAGCTATACAGGTTATAGAACTCCCTTCATATGAACAAGTTGCAGAGTGGCAACATAATACAACAGCAATTCCAGGACAGGTTCGAGTTCTTAGGGACATATGTTCTTATATTTCTGAAACCGTTGGTTCAGCAGCAAGCATATATTGGAGTGTGGAAAACAATGGAATCGGAGAAGCATGTTTGTTAGTTATTAACGATTTTGGAGAAGAAAACATTCCAGGATTGTTTATAAGTGAACCAATAAGAAAAGGTCATGTTAGGAAGTTTCGTAAAGGATTCAACACAACTCATGGCAGCAAAATTACAGCATGTAGTAGATTAAAAACAATGGTTGAAACTGGAAAATTAACAATTAAGTCAAGGCCATTGCTGTCAGAACTTAAAAATTTTGTTGCAACTGGTAGTAGTTTTCAAGCAAAATCAGGAACAACTGATGATTTGGTAAGTGCAATGCTGCTATCATTAAGAATGATGGCAATATTAAAAGATTGGGATCCTAGGATATACAATACATTTACTCAAGTAGAAGCTGATGTAGACTATGAACCACCCATGCCAATCTTTATTAGTAACAATTTTTAAATAAATAACAATATGAAAAACTTAAACAAAATAGGCGAAGAGCTGTTTAACAAAATAAGAGGTCGTTTTCCAGAAGTCACAATTGGTGATGAAGAAGGAAATGTAACCAATACTCCATCTGATGCACGATTTTTTGATTTTGATTATAATGAATCTGGACGTGATTTGGGAAAAGTAAGTGTGTCTATATCTGAAAAAGATGGACTTACTATAATATACTCAAAAGACTTTATACAAAACGAAGATGAAACCACACAATCTAATTGGTATAATTTTTTAAAAGAATTAAGAGTATTTTCAAAAAAACGCCTATTAAATTTTGATGTAAGAGATATAAACAAATCAAATCTCAACAAACGAGATTACAAATTTTTAGCTACCAATCTTGGAGACAATACGATGACAGAATCGAAACATTATGGGACTTCACGAATGAGTTACCAAAACATTGATAACGCAAGACTGGTTATCAAACACACTGAAAGTGTAAATCAAGAGTTGGCAGGTGGCCGAACTCGTAGCATTGGTACCATATATGTTGAAAGTGCAGACGGTGAAAGATTTAAATATCCATATCGCCACCTAACAGGCGCTAGGGCAATGGCCAGACATGTTAGCGAAGGTGGCAAGCCATACGACGATTTCGGCGGACATATTACTGGACTAAGTGAAGAAATGTCCAATCTTCGCAAGTTTAGAAACTACATGGGTCGCAGCAGTGTAATGGCTGAAAGTCTAAGTGAATACATGGATGTTGTAAGAGAAAGAATATCCACTGTAAAAAAGACCATTGAGAGTTTACAAAAGCCTAATTATTATGCTGAAGCCATCTCTAGTTTTGTAAAGCCAGTGTTTGAAGATGTTCCAGATGATGTAAAAGACAATTGGGTAGATCAGCTTACAATCCGCCAGTTTAATGAAGAACTTCAGGATGTGTTTCCATACATTTATCGACTGGTAAGTGAGCACAAAAAAGCCAAAACACTGGGTCCAGTAGACATTGTTGCTGAAGCCGACGATCCTTGTTGGAAAGATTACAAGCAAGTTGGTATGAAGGAAAAAAACGGCAAGCAAGTTCCCAATTGTGTGCCAGAAGAAGAACAATTGGAACAAGGCTTTGAAGAGATGATGGGCCAATTTGCAGAAGAAAAAGAGTGTAGTGATTGCGGTTCCATACCATGTGAATGCAGTACTAATGAAGCAGAGCCAAAATCTAAAACTAGTTATGGTAACTTGTATGTAAAATTTGCAGCAAAAACCACAGCTGGCACAAGCACTGGCGGCGCCAAGCCATACTTGGTGGCTTATGCTGGATTTGTTCAAGACCCCACTGACTTAAAGTTTGCAGATGCATTGCGTACATACACTGCACTAACATCCAAGGATATTATCGCAAAAACAATTAAAAAGTTAATGACAGAAAAAGTATTTGTTAATGCAGATAAAATCATTTTGTACAAAGAACCAGGAGTGGTTAACAAGTTCCCACAATTGTCTGAATTCTTTGATTGGATGAGTTCCTACAAGGGTAATAAACTTGGAATTGAAAATGCACCTGAAAGAGAGGTAGACCCAGACAGCAAAGGTTCTGGAAAGAAAAGACTTCCAAAAGGACATTTTGCAGCCAACCCCAAGGACTATGAAGTTCCTGAAAAGAAAATGACAAGATACTTTACCATTGATAATGCTAGGGTCATGCAATTTTTGAGACAGCAACAGCCAGATTTTATGCAACGATTCTTCCGTCCAGCGTTCAAAGGATTCTTGATGAAAGATAAAGATTTCCAACAATTTGCTAAATTCTTGAAATCAGAAAAAGTTGTAGACAACTATGGACCAACAAATATTAATATTGACCATGAAAAGAGTTTTAGTGAAGATGAGCAAACATCAACTAATAATACACCACTGAGTGAATTTATTTTAAGTTATTTCGACAGAGAAAATGGACAATTTCCCAAAGGTGAAACTGCAATACTCACTATGGTAGAAAAAGAATATGGTGATGAATATATTGATCCAGCAAAGCACTTCATCGAACGTGTAAATCAAACATTTGAACAACATCAAATGAATCAACAACCAATAGCAGATGAAACTGAATACCAAAGAATGCGTGAGCTTGCTGGACTGAGATAATACCAGCAAATCACATTTTTACAAAAAAACCATTGACAAGATAAATAATATTGTGTAGTATGTAATAGTGCTACACAATATTAAGGCACAAATTTTACAGCACATAGGCAATTTTATAGGAGGCATCAACTATGGCATCATTAGCAGAAATTAGAGCAAAACTCAAAGAACAAGAAACACGTTCTACAGGTGGCAACACCGGCGGCGGCGATAACGCAATTTACCCATTTTGGAATATACAAGAAGGACAGGTAGCAACTATCCGTTTCCTTCCTGATGGGAACACAGCAAACGACTTCTTCTGGGCAGAACGTTTGATGATCAAACTACCATTTGCAGGCATAAAAGGTGAAACTGATTCACGTCCTGTGCAAGTACAAGTTCCATGTATGGAAATGTACGGCGAGGCATGTCCAATTCTTGGAGAAGTACGTGCATGGTTCAAGGATCCAAGCCTTGAAGATATGGGCCGCAAGTATTGGAAAAAGCGTAGCTACATTATGCAAGGGTTTGTTACAGATAATCCTTTGAAAGAAGATTCTTCTCCAGAAAATCCAATTCGTAGATTCATTATTGGGCCACAGATTTTCCAAATCATTAAAGCAAGCTTGCTTGATCCTGACATGGATGATTTGCCTACTGATTACACAGCAGGTATTGACTTCCGTCTTAACAAAGGTTCAAAAGGTGGTTATGCTGATTATGGTACCAGCAACTGGGCACGTCGTGAACGCCCTCTTACTGATAGTGAAATGAGTGCAATTAATACACATGGACTATTCAACTTGGGTGACTTCCTTCCAAAGAAGCCTACTGAAGTTGAGGTACGGGTTCTCAAAGAGATGTTTGAGGCAAGTGTAGATGGTGAAGCATACGACGCAGATCGTTGGGGACAATACTTCCGTCCAGCTGGAATGGCTGCTCGCACTGGCGATCCCACTAAGGCATCTAGCCCAAATGCAACGGCAACCAGCCAAAGCGCTCCTGCTGATACACGTGAAACATCATCACCAGTGGTACAAGCGCCAGTGGCACAAGCACCAGTACAACAAGAAGCAGAAGCAGCACCTGCTACTACTTCAGGCGGAGCGCAAGACATTCTTGCAATGATCCGCGCACGTCAGAATACATAATGACTTAAATGTAGGGGTATAAGTGGTTTATACCCCTACAACTTTATTAAAATTTAATAGGAGAATTTGATGGCTAAGTCATTTGATGTTAGCAAGTTCCGCAAGGATCTGACTAAAAGTATCTCAGGAATGAGTGCTGGATTTAACGATCCAACTGACTGGGTCAGTACTGGCAGTTTTGCACTAAACTACTTAATTAGTGGAGATTTCCACAAAGGTGTTCCACTTGGAAAAGTTACAGTATTTGCAGGTGAATCAGGAGCAGGCAAATCATACTTCTGTTCTGGAAACATTGTAAAACACGCACAGGATCAAGGCATCTTTGTAGTATTAATTGACTCAGAGAACGCACTTGATGAAAGCTGGTTACATGCATTGGGTGTGGAAACTGGCGAGGACAAACTGCTTAAACTTAATATGTCAATGATTGATGATGTAGCAAAAACTATTTCAACATTTATTAACGATTACAAGGCAATGGATGCAGAAGATCGTCCCAAAGTATTATTCGTAATTGACAGCTTGGGCATGTTGCTTACACCAACTGATGTTGACCAGTTTAATAAAGGCGACATGAAGGGTGATATGGGTCGCAAACCCAAAGCATTAACTTCGCTTGTTCGCAACACGGTTAACATGATTGGATCGTTGAACGTTGGACTAATTTGTACCAACCACACATATGCTTCACAGGATATGTTTGACCCAGATGATAAAATTTCAGGTGGTTCAGGCTTCATATATGCTAGTTCAATTGTGGTTGCAATGAAGAAAATGAAGCTCAAAGAAGATGAAAACGGAAACAAAATATCAGACGTTATGGGCATCCGTGCTGGTTGTAAAGTAATGAAGACTCGCTATGCAAAACCATTTGAAGGCGTGCAAGTTAAAATTCCTTACGAAACTGGTATGAACCCATACAGTGGACTGGTTGAATTATTTGAAAAGAAAGGCTTGTTGGTCAAACAAGGAAATCGACTCAAGTATATCGATTTAGCAGGTACAGAACACCTGGACTATCGCAAGCAATGGGACGGTCCAAAACTTGATATAATTATGAATGAATTTGCAGAAAGAACAGCCAAAGTAGTAAATAACACAGATACTGCGGATGCTGATGTTGCAGATGTAGATGATTATACTGAGGAAACCTACACAGATGAATGAAGAAAATATTGTTGAAATTTGGACTCTTTTTAGGGAATATTTAGACAAGAAGCAAATTGAAGTTATTGCAGAAAAGTATGTAGACATACTAGCTGACTACGGAGTGTCAGACCAGGTATTCAAGGAATCACTGGGATCTGACGTTCAACTGGATAATGCAATTCAATATTATCTAGAACTTGATACTGACATAAACTATGATGACGAGGATTGGGACGATTAATGGGTTGGTATTCAGAAATATCACGTGATATATCACGTATACCTGATGCTATAACTTTTTTTGAACGAGAACTTATTGATGCTCGAACAGAAGTAAAACTCAAAGGAAATGTTGAACGTGCCGCAGCAGAAATGCCAGGGTTAGTTGAACATAGATTTAACCAACTTCAAGAAATTGAAGCAATACTTGAATACTTAAACATTGAACTGCGTAGGTTACGCAGTTCTTTTTTTAAAAAATATCTTGAAAATTATCAACGAGCTCTTAGCAGCAGAGATGTTGAAAAGTATGTTGATGGTGAAGCAGATGTCGTTGATTATGAAAAAGTAATCAACGAGTTTGCACTTATGAGAAACAAGTGGTTGGGAGTGTTAAAAGCATTAGACCAAAAGCAATGGCAGATTACAAATATTGTTAAACTTAGAGTTGCAGGTATGGAAGACGCAAGTCTTTAATATTTTTATAGACAAAATATAAAAAGTAAATTATAATAAAAACTATAGGAGAATCATATGGAAAATAAAATAGTATTAGTAACTGGTGGATTTGATCCTCTCCATAGTGGACATATTGCATACTTTAAAGAAGCAAAAAAACTAGGCAACAAGCTAGTAGTGGGTCTTAACAGTGATGAATGGTTAACTAGAAAAAAAGGCAAGCCATTCATGCCTTTTGTAGAAAGAGCATCAATTATTCAAGAACTTGCATGTGTTGATCAGGTAATTGGATTTAATGATGGTGACAATAGTGCATGCCAAGCAATTGGGGCTGTCCTTGCCACTAGCACTGGCACTGTGGTTTTTGCAAATGGTGGAGACAGAACCAATACAACAACTCCAGAACTCATTACATATGGCAAATCCACTGATGTAGAATTTGCCTGGGGGGTTGGTGGCGAGGACAAAAAGAATTCGAGTAGTTGGATTCTAGAAGAATGGAAGACTCAAAAAACAGTACG